GTTGGGAAGACGTTGCTAACTGGTTAAACGTGTGGACGCCACAAGAAATAAGCAACACACCAGTCAGGTTCCGATGGACTGGTGACCGGATGGTTGCAACGGTTGACGAAACCAACTTATCACAGTCTACGTCCACGGCGTTTGCAACTACTCCGTTTGTCGACTCGATAGTAATTGAGCGATTACCGCGAACGGTGGCATTGCAACTGATGCAATCATTGTCGGTGGTGAAGTCCCGCTTGGCACCTTGGTTGGTATGGACGGCGATATTGAATACTACGTGAGCGGTGCGGCTATCACTGCCAATGTGACTATTCCAGCCGATCCAACACCCGATGACGTAGTGAGAGAACTTGAATCAGCTATCACCGGGAGCAACGTTGTATATGACGGTTTTGGCTTTCGTGTTGAACTGGACGGGCTATCAGGTGTTGGGGATTCCGCCGTCGCGTCAGGGTTGGGGCTGAGCTTTGAAGCCGGTGCAACTTTAGTCGTTCCCGTGGGTTCGGGTGAAGTTCCAACATTGCCGGGCAGCGCACCCGAACCGACTGTACTGTTTTCAAACAACGCAACGTCGATTCAGTTGATTCAAGCGTGGGTTCCAGAACAGGCAACGGCCGTTGATAACGTCGACGATGGCAGTTACTACTTTGAACTTGAGTCTGACGAGACAAACAACAGTCTATACGGTGTGGGCGTGTTCAACAGTGAGGTTACGTTACCTTCAAGCAATTCAGCTTTCTTTGTGTCGGGTGACTCGTTTGCGTTCTTCGGTGACTCGGTATACCACGACGGTTCAAGGATCGCGTCAGCCACTTACACAGCGGGTGACCGGTTAGGCTTTAAGATTGATATGGCAGACGGTCAAGCGACTATGACGGCATACGTCAACGGCGCAGCCGTAACCGACGCCATTGACATTGACGCGGCTGCGGCGGGTTCCATGCTTCCTACAGTGGCGAGCGGCGTTGCTTTGATAACGGGTTACTTTAGCGCCGATACAATTATGTTCTTACCAGCTGGCGCTGAACCGTGGGACACATCACTTGTTGAAGGTGGTACAGATACAGATACAGGTACGGGTACAAATACAAATACAAATACAGGTACAAGTATCGCAACCCCGACTTCACTTGCTGAATGCTTGACTGCAATCAACGACTTCGACGACGACTGGTACGGCTTGGTGTTGTCGAAAGAGATGCGGGCGGACACCGCGCAGGTAATTGAAATTGCTGAATGGATTGAAGCACGCGTGAAGGTCTTCGGGTACACGTCAAACAATCCTGACTTGCTTGACGCAACCGTGACTGACGATATCGCGTCACAACTGAAACTAAGACAACTACGGCGCACGATGACAACGTATAGCTCGTCGCCGGACGAATATCCGTCAGCGTCTATACTAGGACGAGCGTTTACCGTGAATTTTAACCAGCCTGATTCGACCATCACGTTGATGTACAAATCAGGGCCGGGCATCACGGTTGAAAAGTTAACGGGCAATCAAAAGACAATCAGCCGTTCGAAGTGCGTCAACGCTTTCAACTGTGTGGGCGAGAAATCTTTCTATGACGACAGTTCAATGGCAAACGGTGCCTTTTTTGACGAAGTGCATGGCATTGACTGGTTGCAAAATGCGATTGAAACACAGGTGTGCGGTTTCTTGCTATCTCGCACGACAAAAGTCCCGTACACCGACAGGGGTGTTGCGGCTATTGAACAACAAGTTCGCTTTGTACTTGACGAAGCGGTGCGCAATGGTTTGATTGCACCAGGTGAAACAGTTGAAGGGGAGTATTTATCGAACGGTTACTCGATCACTTCAATACCGGTCGCTGAAATCAATCAGTCTGACGTTGACCGTCGTTTCTATGGCGGCATGTCTTTTGTAGTACTCGGAGCCGGTGCAATCCACCGCGTTGAGATTAACGGTGTCTTTGAAAGGTAATAACTAAAATGAAAGAGTATAGTTTTGCAAATACGACCGTTCTAGTGAACGGCGTAGAGTTGAACGGGTACGACGAAGGCGACGACGTTATCAAAGCCGTTCGCGCTAAACAAAGCGGTTCTCATAAGGTAGGCGTTGACGGGGAAATGACTGTCAGCTTTACCAGTGACAAGTCGGGAATCGTGACCGTACGGTTGATGCAATCAAGTGACAGTAACTCCTTTCTGTCCGCGATTGTGGCCGCCAGTGAGAACGGTTTCTTTGTGCCGATTGCGTTGTTGTTTAAGAACACCGCAACCGGTGAAACTTTCGGCGGGTCGCAGGGTTACATTCAAAAATACCCTGATATGATGCGCGGAGAAAATGCGAATAATATGGAGTGGATGTTTGCAATTGAGCGCCTTGACATCGTACCGCCCGAAGTTGGTCAGTCCCTCCTTTCAATCTTAACTTAACACTAAGGAAAAACCGTGGCTTGTAAAACCGAAACTACCGAAATAGACGGCTTGAACGTCGTTGTTACACAATGGCCGGTCGAACGTGCACTTCTCATGAAGATGCGCTTCGGTCGGATCGTTGGCCCTGCACTTGCACCGCTCGCACAAGCGGCAAAAGGAAGCGGCAAAACCGATCTTGAATCACTTATAACTGAAGCAATTGGCGCGGTGTTTGCAAGTTCAACGGCAACGCCTGAAGAAATAACGGGCTTTATCAAAGATTGTTTTACTAAAGGTGGTGTTCACATCAATGGCGAATCCCTAAACAACGCAACGTATACAACACTGTTCAGCGGTGACGGCATGGGCACCATGTACAAAGTGTTGGCGTTCATCGTGAAAACTAATTACGGGGATTTAATGCCAGGTCAACGCGAAAAGGCGGCGGCGGTGACCGATCAGAATTCAGCGCCGACAAATACCCCGATGTCATAGGATGGTTACACAGACCATTACTAACTGAACCCCCGATGTGTTCGCTTGCACAGTTGCAAGACGGCACGTATAGCATTGAAGACCTTGAAACCATGCACCAGTTGATTGACTTAAAAAACGAATTGGCGGCGAATAGATGAGCAGATTGCTACAGTCGTTCATGGTTGGGTTAGGTTACGACTACGACGACGCCGGGCTGAAAGAGTTTGAACTTGATGTTGAAACAGTCAGTGCTGGTATTTTCAAGCTCGCACAGGTCGCAATCGGTGGCGCGGCTGCACTGACTGCAATTGTCGTCGCATCAACTGCGGCGTCAGACGAACAGGGCAAACTTGCGGCTGAAGTAAACACAAGTGTCGAAAGTATCGACGCTTTGACGTTTGCACTTGAACGAAGTGGCGGCACAGCTGACGGCATGACCTCAAGTTTGCGCGGCATTGCGCGTCGTGCGTCTGAAGCGCAACGAGGTCTCGGTGAAGGCGTTGAAGCGTTCGGTTTGTTGGGCATCAACGTCACCAACGCAAACGGAGAGCTAAAAGACAGTGACCAGTTGTTAAAAGAAGTGGCAAGCGGCATGCAGGGGTTACGTGCCGGTCGTCAGATAGAACTCGCTGAAAAACTCGGCATCACTGGTTCACTTCGGTTACTACAACAAGGTCGCGGTGAAATCGAAGCACTGACGGCACAGGCGCGAAACCTTGGCGTCACCACTGAAGAAGACGCACGGATTGCCGCCGCGTTTCAAGACAGTCTGACAAACTTGTGGAAGATCATCAAAGACGTATCGAGAACTATAGCGCGTGAACTCGCACCGCTGATGACGGTATTGATTAACCGGTTTACTGATTGGTGGGAAGTAAACCGCGAATTGGTTAACAGTAAACTTGAGCAATGGATTCGTCGCATTATCGCAGGCGCGAAAGTGTTGGCGGTCGTCATGGCGTTCCTCGGCGGTGTTGCTGTGTTGAACGGCATTGCGAAACTTGTTGTGCTGTTCCGTGCTTTAGCGCTACGAGTTGCAGCAGTAAAGATTGCAATCTTTGCGATACCACTTGCAATTGCAGTTGGTGTTGCCGCAATCTTGCTATTGCTTGAAGATGTGTATTCCTTTTTCGTTGGCAAAGAATCGGTACTCGGTGAACTGGTCAAAGACAGTCCACGCGCTGAAGCGGCACTGACAACCATCGGCGAATTGTTCAAGGGTATCTTCGGCACTGTCAGCAAGATACTGGACGGCTGGAAAGAGATTGCAAACCTTGTATCGAAGTTCAGTATCGAAAACGTAAAGGAACAAGTGAAACTTGCGCCGGACGTTTTGGGGCTAATCGGGGATGATGTAAGGGAGCAAGCGAGACTTGCGCCAAAGGTCTTCAGCTTAATTAAAGATGACGTTGTTGACTTCTTTGGTGGCGGTGATGATGATGAGCCGAACGGACTTGTGACACCTTCGCCGCGACGTAACACAATCGGCAACCCGCGCTTGCGTGCAATACAAAATTCACGTTCAAATAATATCAACAACACGTTCAACATCACGGGCACCAACGCTGAAGAAATAGCGCAAGCAACGAATGAAAAGTTTCAGCAGACAATGAACGATATGGAGACTACGGTTGACCAATGACAGTTCAAAAACTATACATAGGTGCGAGCCGTTCAATTGATATTTTTTCGCTTGATGCAACACTGTCTGAGTCGCATCAAAGCGAACTTACTGTGACTGACCACCCCGTAGAATTTGGGGCAGCTGTCAGTGATCACGCCGTGCTGCAACCCGTAGTGGTGACTGTGGTTGGTGAAGTCACTGACACGCCCATGTCTGCACGCGCAAACGACAACGGGGAAATTGTCTTCGCTGCAAATGATTTGTTTGGCTCAAGCACCAATGAAAGCAAGACCCGTGCGATTGTAGCTTATGAAGCGTTTGAGGAAATGCAACGAAACAGGCGACTTGTCAGCATTCAGACCGGCTTGCGCTTATACGACAATTGTCTGTTGCTGTCGTTTCTGTCGCACCAGGAGACCAGCACCGGCAACGCCGTTGGCTTTGTGCTGCGGTTCAAGCGGATCATCATTGCAGACACCGAAACAATTAGCGTGCAAAGTACTCGGTTTCAGGAACTTCAATTGCAGTCAGGGGCAACCCGGGCACAAGGTGCAAGTACTGAATCTTCAGGCCGTAAGGAACCGATGCCCCCCGAAGATAGTAGATTCCAACAAGGCGTCAGTGTGCTGTCTGACTTGCTTACCGGCAACCCCGATAAAAGCCGACTGAAAGCCGCACTTGACGCTTTAAGGAATTAACATGGCACTGCGAACCATACCAATCAGTGACGCGTTTGACCAACAGTTTACAATCACACTTGAGGGTACACTGTACACTATGCGGCTGCGGTTAAATTACCGCATGGCTTTGTGGACACTCGACCTCCTAACCCAAGATGGTGACCCGATTGTGTATGGTGTGCCATTGGCACCGAGCAGCGATTTGTTCGCGCCTTATGCGCTATCGCTTGAGGGGTCAATGTTCGCGTTGAACCTGAATAGTGACAATGATTACTTGTCAATTGAAAAACTGACAGACGGCGGCAACCTATTCTATGCAACAGTTTGACCGTAGATACGAACTGACGATATTACCGCCCGACGGTGTGGCGTCTATCATCACAGAACTGGCCGTTGACTTTGAAGTAAGAAAGACGCTGCATGGTATGCCAAACCTTGCCACGGTAAAAATATGGAACCCTAACAGTTATACCCTCGGCCAGCTTCGTCGCAAGTATACACGAATGATTTTAAACTGTGGCTATGGGACTGAGTTGCGGCTTGTCTTCATCGGTGACGTTCGCAACGTCACGCAGTCGAAGGAAAGCGTTGACAGAATCATTACGGTGTACGCGGCTGACGGCGGTCAGGCTTACGAGAATGCGCGGTTTAACAAAACGTTTGACACGGGTATTTCAACGCGTGCTATGTTCGAAGAAGTGGCAGCAACCCTCGGTGACATCGGTGACTTGTCAGGCATACCGAACAACATCGACAAGATAGACGGTGTGACGTACAGCGGGTCGTCGGCTGCGGTGCTGAACGAAATCGCAGGCGAGTACAACGCGGAATGGTCAGTTCAAGACGGCACTGTAAATGCGCTTGCAACAGACGCCGCGCTGCAAGATAGCGAAGTGTTTCTTGTGTCAGCAACCAGCGGCATGATTGGAAGCCCGACAGTGACCAACCGTGGTGCGAACGTTGAACTGTTGTTGAACCCGCAGCTTGTGCCGGGTCAACGTTTTGCGATTGACGCAACTGGTGCGGAAGTACAGCTAGGTAACTTGTTTTTCAGAACTGAAAATGTACGCACCGACGCCTCGGGAATCTATAAAATACAGAATGCAACCATGAAGGGGAACAGCCGCACGGGGCAATGGAAAAGTTCCCTGGAAGGCGTGAGAATCTAATAACAATAGGGCAATGATTTTGAATGAGGTTACAGTGAATGAAGTTAGCTTTTTTATGTCAAATTGGAAGTTCTTTGCAACTGCGTTCATGGCGTTGGTGACTGGTATTGTCAGCTATAAGTTCTCCAAGTACAAAACGTCATTAGACCTTGCAAACCTGACTAAACAAAGCGGCGCACTGGCGTCCGACTTGAAAGACTTGAAAAAAGAGTTCAGTGACTACAAAGCCGTTGCTGACAGTAGAAGCGTGGAATCAGAAAAGCGTCACGCGGCGGTTCTCCGAGATATAGACCACCGCGTTGTCGACGTACAAAAAGACCTTGAACACGGGAAAATCTATACTACCCGTACCCTTGACGAAATACGTTCAACCATGTCTGACATTACATCTATGATAGCGAGTACGAAACAATGAGTGACGAAGCATTGAAAAAAATCGAAGCCGTTGCACGAGACCTAGAAAATCGGCAACACGGAACCGGAACCGGAACCAGAACCAGCAACGCCGACGCCGCACCCGTTCGTTGTGGATGCACACGCTGACAACAAAAGCCAATATGAATCCAAGTACTATGACAACGCAATCTTTGCGCTGACTAACGGTTACAAGTTCACGCTTGACAACGGCAACGACCCTGACAGTTTTATTAAAATCGGGCGGCGTGGCCGTCACGGGGTCATTCAATACAAGCGTAACGCTGAAGGCAAGACAACCGAACATAGGCAAAGTACAAATGACTTCGTTGCAGCGTTTCCGTTCTTCGGTGTCGGTGCATACAACGGTCGTGAATGTAGCTTCTTACCTTCGGTACCAGTGCTACCTGGTGGCGAAAAACTCCGTCAATACGACTTCCCCGCGCACGATTTGGTTGAAGTGGCGAAGCGGTGCGGGTTGCCTTCACGCCTTGAAGACTTAAAAGAACTGAAGGTCAGCACCATAGCGAAGGGGGACTTTTACGGCGCGAATCTATTCATGGATTTGTACTTGCAGGACGATGAAGCGGAAGGCCACACTGCTGGATACAAAGGCACGTTGAATGCTATCAATGGAAACTTCACCAAGCATATTAACGTTAACGTCTGGTTCGTACACCCCGAAAACGTTAACGTGCCCGGGGCACTTGCAAACGGCTGGACGGGTGCCGAAAAAATTGGCGAAACGTTTATCAATGCCACATGGTACGAAGTCGGTGTGAAGATTGAACGCGTCAACGGCAACGAATTTTTGTATGTGTGTCTTGTGCCGAAAAGCAACAAGCGCGTTGAGTGTGATGTGAACACCATCATGCACTGGATCCGTGGCGAGGGGTACGACCTGGTACGGGCAAGCCCGCATGCAATGCGTCAAATTCAAACCATGAAGAAGCCACCGCACCGACCAACTGAAAGGTCAATACTATGTAGTCTAGTACTCGGGGCTGAAATATGGTTTCAAAACCCTCAACTTGAGTACAATGAAATTGTTCTTCAGGACTTGAAGTTCACGGTTAACGGTAAGTCGTTCATGCTTGACGGTTCAGTGATTGAAGGCGAAGTTGTCAAAGAAGAATCGCCGCCACTGCCACCATCGTCACCACCGGTTGAGAACGACAAACCCGAAGCACAAACTGAATGGTTGCCAGATGTCACGTTGCGCGACCGCAAGCACAAGTTTGACTTCTCTGGCGAAGTCGTACACGCGGGAAACAACGGCGACATTGTACGCGTACGGAAGAACAAGCCGAACCTAGTCATTGTCCCGACTGGTAGGAAAGGCGAAACAGTTCTGACTATCAGCAACGGTTACAAGGTGAAGGTTATAAGCGAATGAGCCTAAAGCGCGTCATCAAAAAACTAGGCACCCTCGGTGCGACAACACTTGTCGCCGCGCTGAAGATCGGCGGCGGTGAAGTTGGTGACGTTGCGGCAGACTTCATTGCAAAGGCAGTGGGTCTTGATAAAAAGGATCCGAAGTTTACGCAGAAACTTGATCGAATGCTGACAACACAAGACGGCAAGCGATTAATTTTAGAAGCCGAACACCGGTTCAAGACACAGCAACACGAACTGTTCAACGAAGACACCATTGCGAAGATACAAGCCGAAGTCGCAATGTTTGAGCAGGCGCAACTTTCGTATCGTGCGGAACTGTTAACTAAAGATCCGTACATATCGCACACGCGGCCATGGTTAGTCCGTACGTCGGTTAAAATGGGCATCTTCATAGTTGCTTCATTGTTTCTGTCAACGGTGGCCGATATGGTGTACGTGACCGTGATGACCGGCGAATGTGAAACCCCTGAATGTTTCGAATTCTTGCGAACGCGGCCAACATTTAACGGGTGGCTTGCCGCAGCTTATGCGACGCAAATGGTTTGGCTAGGCGCACAGTTCACGGGTGTCGTCGCCTTTGTGGGCGGGCGAACTTATGAAAAGAAGAACGGCGTTGCAGTATAAAAAGCGCAAGGAGCGCAACGGTGTGATAACCTACGAAGTCATACCCGTAAAACCTTAAAGGAATAGAAAAAATGGCAAACCTTGACAAGATACCAGAACGGCCCGAACTACTAGAAGCCGCTGAACCGTGGTACAAGCGTTGGTTCAACGGAATCGAAGGCAAGCACGTCTTGGTTCTTTGTGTGATCGTGTTCAACTTTTTGTCGGTTCTGTACTTGTTGAAAGCAACAGTTAATAACCGGATCACACACCGCGACGACGTGAATGAAATCTACACCATTTTAAACGACAGCGAGTCCGGCCCGTGGAACAGCGGCGCTACCCCTGACGGCATGATAAATGAAAACGGCAGTTTTAACTATCCGGTGCTACTGTCACGACTGCAAGCCGATCTTACAGCCGGTCGAGTTACCGAAGGCCCGATACCAACTGGCTTTAACGCTGAAGAAATAGCGCAACAACTGGTTAATGGCGACGATGTACCAACTGCCCCCGATCACGACGTTCAACTTATTCTCGCTGCGTTGAAAGACAAGGACAGCGCGATTTATAAACAAGTCAGCCGCCTTGCGCGTTATCAGGTAGCATACTACTGGAACAATCACGACGCCGTTGCGAAAAAGAGAAACTGGCGCAACGTCATTAAGTGGTCTGATGTTAATTATTAGCAGGTGAACCCGTGCGCGTATACAGTGATGTTGATCTTGATAAACTTCCGTCGTTTGCTTATGAAGAACTTGTTCGCATTCTTGACCGTGAGGGCGAATGGTCAAACGACAAGCATGACCACCCGACAAAGTGGGGGATCATTCAAGCAACCGCTGACGCGTGCGGGATTACAAAGCCCCTTCACGAAATAACATACACTGAAGCGCTGCAATGTTGGGCGTTGGGTTGGTGGTTTAACTCACGGTACGACATGGTTGCACAAGTTAGTGAATTGATTTGCAGTCAGATCATTGACACGTCTGGCCCTGCCGGTGTGTCGCAGGGCACCAAACACATGCAAAACATGTTGAACCAATTGAACGACCCCGTTGACGCTGGTGGCAATCGTTACGGGGTTGACCTTGAAGAAGACGGTTTGATTGGTGGTAAAACTGTAAGCCGTTTACAAGCGTACATCTCGCACCGTGGTCAGGAAGGGATTTTCATCTTTGCTATGATCATGAACGCTTATCAGGCGTCACACTACCGGTTCACCGCAGAACGTAACGAGGGCAAGCGTGACTTCATCTTTGGCTGGTGGCGTGAACGCGTCTTCCGTGACATGGTGGCGATTGCCGAAGCCTATCAACAGTGGCTGAACGAACCACACAATCAGCCTGACAACTATCTCGGCATCACATGAACGGGCAACGGCAAGAGCAAAGTGAACAGGCAACGCTTGCCGCTACGATACAACGCGGCGTTGCCAACTATGTAAAAGACCTACATACAGCGTTGCCGGGCATCGTGGACAAGTTCGACGCGAAGACACAACTTGCTCACGTTCGGCCAGCCGTGAAGCGTGTGTTCAGAACCACTGACGGCGAAACCGAGATACTGACACCAACGGAATTACCGCTACTGATTAACGTGCCCGTTGTGTTCCCAAGCGGCAACGGGTGGCACTTAACTTTTCCAGTGCGATCAGGTGACGAATGTTTGTTGATGTTCTGCGAACGTGGTATTGCTAAGTGGCGCAATGAAGGTGGTGTTGTTGAGCCTACGGCTAAACGTTTCCACAGTTTGAGCGACGCCGTTGCGATCATGGGTTTGCACAGTTCACCAAACGCAATTGATAACTATTCGACAACGGCGATTGAACTACGCACCGCAGGGAACAAAATTTCAATTGAAAACGGACTGACTACACTTGACGGTGAAACTGTTATCAATGGCAAGACCACAATCAATGGTGAAACGACGGTCAATGGTCAGTCAACGGTCAATGGTCAGTCAACGATCAACGGTATTTCACAGTTGAACGGATTCACCGCTGTGAGTGGGCAGGCTACAATTTCAGCAGGTCTTGCGGTGTCAGGGCCAAGCATTAGTAACGGGAAGAACGCGGGGTCTACCCACTTTCACAACCAGGCGCCTGATTCTGACGGTAATAGTCAGTCACCGACAACCCCGCCTGTATAGGTTACAATTGCCGCTATGATCGGATACGCGCTAAGTAGAGACAATGATATCTTCGTTGGCCCTGATGGGAACCTTGCGACGGTTCGCGACGGTGCCGAAGTGGTGCAGCATGTACGCAGCCGCTTGCAGTTCTTTAGGGGTGAATGGTTTCTTGACCTTGAAGCGGGCACCCCCTGGTTTCAAGACGTGTTTACGAAGCCCGCAAACTTAGGCCTGGTTGAATCAATAATCAAGTCGCGAATACTCGACACAAACAACGTCGAATCGTTGACCGCCTTTTCTATGGAGTTCGATTCCATTGAGCGAGTGCTGACGGTTTCATTTACAGCGGTCACGACGTTTGGTGTGATCGACAACGTTACGGTGACAATAAATGACTGACTTCGGAGTGACACCGCAGGGGTTCAACCGAAAACGCCTTGACACTATTATCAACCAGCTTGACGCAGAACTTCGCATTGTGTTAGGTGACGACTTGAACCTGGAACCGGAAAGCCCGACAGGTCAGATTGTCGGGGTCTTTGGCAAGGCCCTGGCCGATTTGTACGAGACCGCTGAAATTGCCTACCACGGTGCGAACGTTAACGCGGCCACGGGTGCCGCGCTGTCACAGTTGGTGCAGCTTGGTAATGTTCAGCGGCTTCAGGCGGCGCCCACTGCGGTGTCACTGTTCCTGACTGGCACGCCCGGTGCAGTGATCCCCGCAGGTTCTGAAGCCGCTGACGGTGACGGGGTGCTGTATCGGCTGTCGGACACGCTGACGCTCGATGTCGCAGGCGCTGGCAGTGTTGACGCGGTGGCAGTCGAGACGGGGCCACAGGTAGCCGCAGCCGACACTATAACGACAATCAGCACACCGGTTGCGGGGTGG